AAAAAGTTGTTAAAACTGTTGGAAAAACAGCAAGCAGCTTTGCAACTGCCGGTGTTGATGCGGTTAAATCGGCCGCTAAAGGTGATTTGGGTGGTTTGGCTGATAGTATGACTAGAGCAGCAACCGATGGAACTGTATCATTAGGGGATAAAGGCGGTGTCCTTAATGCAGGATTAACCAATAAACCCAAAGAAGTTACGCAAGTTGTCCAATCTCAACAAGATGAGGCTGATGGATTGTTAAATTATGTTTCTGATTTGCGTGCAAGAAAACAGCGCCGCAGCCGTGCAAGCACTAATAATACTGACGGCAGCAGTAGCGGAAACGGCAATAAACTATCTGGCACAACTACCTTGGGAGTGTAATGTTATGATTGTAAATCATTTTAGACAAAGAAGATTAAGGCAGATGGTTTTGGAACAAAGACAGAAAAGGCAAGCTAAAATTCAAGCTGAGGCTGATAAAAAAGCTCAAGAGCAGTTGGCTAAAGAAAATGCGGCCAAACAAGCATTGGCCACTGCCTCTGAAATTAAAGATAGTGGCCGCGCAACCGATGTGGTTAATGATACATCTAAAGTGCCAGTGAAAGATCCTGTGGTGGAGGATGTTATAAATTCGTCATCTGCCTCTGCTGCAAAAGGATCTACAAGCGCCACTCCTGCCGCTAGCTCAAGTCCAGTTGATGATTTGGCTATATATGTAAACAATATGAGAAATCGCAGAAATCGTAAGGGTGCTACACTACCAAGCCTAAGCTCAACTCTTGGTCAAGGTGGCATTTTGGGAGTATAAAGTATGGATGAGAATCAAGATATTGCCAGAGCTAATTTGAGGGAGCTGTCTAGGCTAGAAAGTCGCAGACGGCCGCTTGACAATGTGCATCAGAAAATTATGGAGCTTATGGATCCGCCAAATGCTTTCATCACAAAGGAATATAATGCAAAAGATATTTGGAAAGAGGATCTTTACTCTACAACCGCAATGCGTGCATTACCAAAATTTGTTGCTGCGTTGCAATCAACCGTTACACCTCCAAATGAAAGATGGCACAGATTAACACCGCCGCATCGCAGATTAAAAGGAAATCAAAAAGTTATATCTTATTTGGAAACCTTAACAGATGATTTGTTTGAGATGCGTTATCGCCCTTGTGCAGGATTTAATAAGGCTATTATTAAAATATGGCATGGATATGGCAAAATTGGCCTTGGCGTTATGTTTGTTGATGAGGCTAAAGATGGTGATGGATCTGTGTATCAAGCGGTAAATCTAAAAGATTTTTACCCTGTTTTGTATTCTGACGGAACTATTAAAAAATGTTTCCGCAAAATGAAAAAATCTGCTTGGGAACTTTGTGAAGAATTGGATTGTGATGATATTAGTCCGGCTGAGGTTATTCCTGATGAAGTCCGCAGAGGTTTTGAAAATGATCCGAATAGAGAACTTAAGCTGGTGCATGTGGTTTATAAGTTATCAGCCAAAGAAGTGGCGGAAAATGCTATTGAGCAAAAAAGAGCTGATGGCACAACATATAAGATAAAATATAAATATAAATCATATTTGATATTGAACGAGGGAAGAAAGCCGGTTGTATTAAAAACTGGCTTTTTCTTTACCTGTCCATATATGTTTACTCGCTATAAAGCACTTGATTATGATATTTATTCATCATCACCATCTTTGGATGCTATGCCAGATATTCAAATGCTGCAACGCATGAGAAAATCAATAATTGAGGGTGCAGAAAAAGCGGTTGATCCTCCGTTGTTGGCCAGAAATGATGCTGCTTTTGGTGGTTTGATGCCAATGGCCGGTGCAATTATGCCGGGAACATTAGACGAAGATGGCCACGAGATGTTAAAAGCTCTTAACACTGCTGGATCTGCTGGCCTTGGTGTTGATATGGAAGAACTGATTACTAAGGGTATTGAAGATTTTTATTTGGTGCCTTTGTATATGATGTATTACAACAATAGTGAAATGACGGCGCGCGAAGTTTCTGAAAGAGCCATGGAGCGCGCAATGTTAATGTCAATCAATGTTTTCCCAGTAGAAAATGAATTGCTTGATCCAATGGTGATGCGCGAGCTTGATATTATGCAGCGCCAAGGAAAATTGCCGCCAGATATGCCGGAAGAATTGAAAAAGTTGCTTGATGTTGATGCGCCTTTCTGCTCCATCCAGTATGAGGGTGAGCAGCACAAAGCGCAAGAATTGATAAAAGCAAACGGTATTGCCAGCACTTTGGAGGCTGCAACAGCTCTTAGTCAAGTAGATGGCCATATTGGTTTGGCCGTTAAGCCATATGAATGCTTGCAAACATTTAGTAATGCCAATGGAATGCCTGCGGATCACCTTTTGGATAAAGATGAGTATGAGCAGGCTAAGCAAGATGCTAAAGCAGCCGAGGCACAAGCTCAACAAATGCAACTCGGAACTGCTGATGTGGCCGCACAAATGGCTGCCGGATATAGTAATAAACTGGCAAGCATGAGGATGGGATAAATGGAAGAAAAACAGAGAAAACAATTAAAATTAGCACTTCAACAACTCAAAGATGCTTATGACATTTTGGGAAAGAATGAAGTTGTTATGCAAGATTTGCGCAATTTCTGCGCCATCGATGGCAAACAAATGATGGGCGGAAATAATAACCTTGATCCCAATAAGGGGTTGATAATGACCGGCCGCGCAATGGTATTTGAACGAATTGATTATTTCGTTAATACGCCGATCGAACAAATCTTATTAAAATATGGAGCTTAAACATGGAAAATCAAGAAACAACTGCACCGGAAAATGCCGGCGCAGACAATACAACTGAAACATCAATAGAAAACAAAAACACAGACACAGGCGCTGCAACTGATGCTGGTGCCGCAGATCCTGCAAATACGGAAGAAAACCAAGAAACAAAAGGTTTGGTTTTTCCATCTGCAGATAATGCTGATGATGTTTTGAACTTCCGCAAAGCCTGCGGTTATCCTGATGATGCTGCCGGTTACGGTTTGCCAATGGAAACAGATGAGCAAAAGGAAGTGCTTAGTTTTATTCATCGTTGCCAGCTTGATCCGATTGCCGCCAAGGTAATTGTTACCGAATTGGAGGCGCAAATTGCTGAGCAGGCAAAACTTGCAAAAACTAATTACGATACAGAATACAATAAAGTTGTTGAGGCTTGGGGCGAAAGCCGCAAAGCCAATGAAAATTTAGTTGCTAAGGGTTTGAGCCTTACAAAAATCACCCCTGAGCAGCTTATTGGAATCTCCGAGAATATCGGAGTGGAGGCAGCTCTTGGCTTGCTTATGCATGCAGGCCGTTCAGTAACTGATCATTCGGGAGTTGCTGGCGGCTCTGGCGGCACAGGCAGCGAGAGCCTTGGTGATTTTATCGCAGCAAAAAGAGCGCGATAAAATTTGTGTTAACTGGAGGCGGTTGCCTCCTTTTTTTATAAGGTAAAATAAGATGAATAACGATACAATACAACAGGTTGCGCTCAGTTATTCAGAGACACAGCAACATCTTGTCAATACCTTTATAAAGGGATTGGAATTTATGAAAACTGTGCCTTGGATTACTGCTACGCATGGTATTTTTAACCAGTATGAAGAAGTTACCGGTGTGTCTGGTGCTGGTTTCCGTGAATGGGATGCGCCCAATGTTCAAATGGACATTGAAACCGTTATGAAGCAAGAAAAACTTGGTGTAATTGGCGGTGAAATGAGTATATCTTCTGAACGCGCCTTGATGATTGCCAACAATGGCGATGATGCTGGCAAAGCTGCTGAGGCTTATTTCACAAAACGCACACCAATTATTCTTAATGATGCTGGTAAAGAAACTGAAAAACACTTTATCTATGAGCATCTTTACAAAAAAATGTTCCAATACAATAAATTGGTTGGTAAAGATGCTGGTAAACGCACCATTATAGATGCTGGTGGAACCGACTCAACAAACTGGTCTATCTTTGCTATTCGCCAAGATAAAGAAATGAACTGCGGATTACTTAGCCCTATTGGTAAAAACAAAGATGAATTGTTGACAATGGAGTGGCTAAATGGCGGTGAACCTCACAAAATTGTTGGCGGCGCAAACGCTGGTAAAATCGGCTTTGAAGCTGTTTGGAAAGCATATTTTGGTTATCAAGTTGCTTGTCCTAGCTATTTGGGTGGTATTTTTAATATTGATCCTAATAATGGCAAAATGGTTACTGCTGCAATGATTGATGACTTATTGGATAGCGTTGAAGCTGATGCATCCGATACTGTATTGGTAATGCAACGCGGCATGAAAACCAAACTTGGCCGCATCAAATATGATTTGTTGCAGCTTGGCAATAGCGATAAAACCATTTCAACTGATCTTAAAGATTGGAATGGTATTAACATTGTAGCTACAAACACAATGTTGCGCGGAACAGAAGAACACTACGATATGCCGTTCTAGTGAGTTAGGCCGTTCTTAATTGAGCGGCCTTTTTTTCAACCCTTTTATTTAAGGATTTTTGAATATGAAATATGGAATTTATAAGGAAAACTTTATTGATGAGGCTGATGCTGCTGCTTCGGTGGCTGCAAGTCGCGCAGTAAAAGTTGGCGGAACTGTGGGAAATGTTTATGCAGTTGCCGTTGCTGGCGAGGGTGGCTTGACAGTGTCTGCTGGCACTACTGTTACCTTAAGCGCCACTGAAAGTAACGAGTTTGAGGGCGAATACGCAAGTAATGGTGTTACTTCTGCTCGCACCTTTGCTGAGGAAACAACTTTTGTAGAGGGTGATGTTGTGGCCGAATTGCCATTTACATCTTATGCTGCTCTTTATGCAAAAGTTGCGCTTGAACTATCTGCCGCCGGTGATGGCAAGATTAAAGTAATCTCTCAACCTAGGGGGTAGTTATGAAGTATAGAGCTAAAGTCGATACAGTGTTTAAATTCAAACTGGTTAGAGCTGGCCAAATTATAACTGCTGGCAGTGAGTTGAGTAAATCACCTAATTTTGAGTGCATTGAGGGCGCAGAAAAAGTTGCAACAACTTCTAATGCTGCGCCTGCAAGATCTGCGGCTAATGAATATGCTGAACTTTGCAAAAGAGCTAAAGAATTGAATATTCCAAACTGGAATAGAACAGACAAGGTAACTTTGGCCACTTTGGTTGCAGAGGCAGAGGCTAAAGCTGCAGCGCCTCAAATTGATGAAACAGGTGCAAAAACTGGTGATCAGAATGATGGCCAAGGCGCTGAACAACCTGCTAATGATTCGGTGCAAGATCCGGATGATAGCAGTAATCAACCGCCTGCAGCCTAACCAAAAGACAAAAAGAGGAGGACAAATTAAGCCCTCCTCTTTTTTATTATCAATTTTTTCTTTGTTTGGAGTTTTGAAATGGTAGCTACATTTACCACTGATTTGGATATTGTTAAGCAAGCCTTGCAATATTTGGGCGCAAAAAGCAACATATCAACCACAGATAAAACAAATTCGGCCAGTGAAATGCAGGTGGCTTTTAGGCTTGCGCGTGATGTGCTTATCCGTTCTTATAATTGGAATTGCTGCATAAAAGAGGATAACCTTGCTCTAAACCAAGAAGTTGCTGGCGCAGAATATCCTTATATTTATTCGCTGCCATCTGATTATCTTAAGTTAATCAAAGTTAATGGCTTGTTTACCGGATATTCTGGGATTGAGCCGGTTGAGCAATATAGCCCAAGATATAAAGTTAGAGGTAATAAGTTATATGCAAAACAAAAACCTCCATATTTAGTTGAGTATAGTTATCGCAATGAGGATGTTTCCTCGTATGATGCAGATTTTTGCAAAGTTTTGGCTTTGGATTTGGCGATTGCTACTTGTGAAAGAATAACCCAAAGCACTAGCAAATTAGATAATTTACAAAAAATGCGCCGCGCTGCTCTTGATGATGCACTGCGCGCAAATGCGCTTGAGATACCTGCAAGGCCAAAACCAACAGGCAACTGGTTAAGATCTCGCCGTCAAACTGAATGGGGACAAGAATAATGGTGCAGAAAAGAGTTTTGAGAGCTTTTAATACTGGTGAGATTAGCCCAGATTTGTATGGCCGTGATGATATTGCAAAGGTTAATGCCGGTTGTATAGTGTCTGATAATATGATTTTGACTATTCAAGGCGCAGCATATTACCGCGGCGGCATGAAGTTTGCGCATGAAACCAAAAACAACACAAAAGCGGCCTTAATTGATTTTAGTTACAATGAAACAGATTGTTATACAATGGAGTTTGGCCATAAATATGTGCGTTTTTATCGTGATCATGAGCTACTTTTAGATAGCAATGGCCAGCCAGTTGAGTGCGAAACACCTTATGATTTGGCAGATTTATTTGATGCAGATGGCAGGCCAACACTTTCAACTGCTCAATCCGGTGATTTGATTTATATATTTCAAGGCAAAAAGAAATATCCGGTGCAATTTTTGGAGCGCAATGCTGATGGTAGTTTTTCTTTCAAAGAGGTTGATTATGAGGAATGCGGAGGCTTTGAGGATATAAACAGAGATAGAGATAAAAGGGTTTATGTATCTGCGCAAAATGGCGATGATGTAGTGATAACAGCCACAGATGCTATTTTTAAGGCTGGCCATATTGGCGGCCTTTTTTATGTTGAGCCTATCAATTTTAATAATATTTACAATTGGGCGGAAGATAAAAGTATTGTAGCTAATCAGCGCATTATTTCTGATTATAAAACATATATTGCAGCAGCGCAAGGAACAAGCGGATATGCAACACCAAAGCATACTGAGGGAACGGCCACGGATGGCAAGGTAAACTGGACTTATGAAGATTGCGGCTATGGAATTGGCAAAATAAAATCTGTTTCAGCTGATGGCAAAAGTTGCGTTGTAAAAACATTATTACCTTTTCCTTATGCTTGTGTTGGTGATGGTAGAAAAACATGGAAATATAAATTTGGTAGCTGGTGTGAAGAATACGGTTATCCGTCTTGCGGCTGCTTTCACCGTGAGCGCTTAGTCTTAGCCAGAGATGCAAGGTTATGGTTTAGCTGGACAGATGATTTTGAAGATTTTTCAGAAAAAGATTTTGGAAAAATAACTTATGAAACAGGTTTTTCTTTCAATGTTTCCTCAGGTATTACGGTGGGAAATATCTTATGGATGCAATCAGGAAAAGATTTAATTTGTGGCACTGATGTTAATATTGTGGCCGTGGGTGAAAGTAACACCAGTGATTTATTTTATGTTTCCAACTGCCGCAGCTATGAGCAGACAAGAGATCCTTGCAGTGCGATACAGCCGGTTAGAATTGGCCAAAGATTTGTATTTATGGATATTACCGGAAAATCAGCCGATATTTTAGCTTATAATGCTAATAATTTACAATATGATAGCGACACTATCCAAACTTATGCAAAGCATATTTGTGTTGAGGGTGTTGTTGATATGGTGCGCATCAGAGATCCTTTTGATGCAATTTATTGCTTAAAGTCAAACGGAGCTTTGAGTTGCTGCTTATATTCGCCTCAACAAGAGGGGTTGGCTTGGTATAGATTAAAAACAGATGGCTTTATTGAAAGCATAAGCAAGGATGCCGGAAACTTGGCGCTTTGTGTGCGTAGAAAAAAAGTTATTGATGGCCAAGAAGTGGATAGTTATGGGGTGGAATTTTTGCAAAATCCATTTCAGGGCTTTTTCTCTAAGACATTGGCCGACTTTTCAACTGAAAAAGAATACAAGCAATATTGTATTGATGCACTTTTGGAAACTCAAAAAGAGGCTTGTTATTTGGATGCATCAATAATTGTTAGCTCAAACACTGCATTTAAGGAAATAAACACAGGCATAGATCACTTGGCTGGTCGCATGGTTAGTATTGTGTCTGAGGGCGGTATTGAGCCAATGCAAGAGGTTAAGCAAGTTAATGGCAAATGGACTTTGAAATTGTTGCATCCGTCAAAAATTGCAGTGGTCGGCTTGCCTTATACAGGGGTGCTAATTCCTACACCTATGGAGGGTGATGGCGAAAGCAGCGCGAGAGCAAGGAAAAAACGCATAAATGCAATAGGTTTTAGAGTTTATAATTCTATGGGTGGCCAATATGGCGCAACAATGGATAGTTTGCGCGATATATTGAGCAGATCGGGCGGCGATAAGCTGGACAATCCGATTCCTCTTTATTCTGGTGATATTGAATTGCAAACATTTAATGGTGATTATGACGAAGCGGAGCGCATTATTTTTGTGCAGCCATATCCAATGCCATTTACTTTGCAAGCAATTGTTTTTGAGTTTGAAGTTTATTGATGGAGGTTAAATATGGCGTTATGGGCTTTGGCTGCTGTTGCTGCAAGTGCTGTAATGGGCGCAGGTAGCTCTTTAATGAAAAGCAATGCAGAAATAAAGGAACTCAAGCAACGCGCAGCTTTGAAAAATCTTGAGGGTGATATTTATGAAAAAAATGCAGCAGCTCAATCTTATGCGGATTCTTATAATGAGGATATTGCAAGAGAGCAACGCGATATTGAATTGTCAAGATTGCGCGCCTCTACTGCCCAAAGCGGTTTATCCGGTGGAACTCTAATTGATGTGCAAATGAGATCTGAGCGAGAGGCTGAGCTTGATGATATTATGACAAGATATAATAACCATACAAAATATAAGGCAACAATGTATGAGGCGCAAAAAGCGCGCCAAGAGGCTAGCCAACTTTTGGATAATGCCAGAACTGTTAAAAAAACAAGATGGATTAACGCAATTATGGGCGGTGTAAATGGAGGCATAAGCACCGCCGGAACTGCTGGGCTATTGAAATAAGGAGTTTTGAACATGGCAATGAATAATACTTATAATCGGCAAGTGGCAGCTCAACCAACAGCATTAAATCCAAACCAGAGATATGTTGAAGAAAAGGATTTTTGGGGTGAAGTTGGCCAAGCAATGCTGCAAACAGGGCAACAACTGGCTGATACTGTTGCTAAAATTGATAATTCGCGCGCTAAGGCAGATATGGAGCAAAAATTTAATGAGCGCGAATTGGAAGTAAAAGATGTTGTTCGCAGAACTAATGAAATAAAAGATATCAGCGCTCGTGAGGATTTTTATAATAAAGAAATGGAGCGCATCAATAAGAGATATAAGGATAATATTGATTTTAGATATAGAAAAGATTTTGATGAGATGGTTGGCTTATCCGACAAAAAGAACTGGATGGATATACAATATTATAAAGCCAGAGATATAAACAATGAAACCAAAGCCATAACATTAAAAAATTTATCCGAAACAGCCAAGCAAACAATAGGCGCAGATGATGGTTATGCTAAAATATTGGATAATCGCGCTAAAAGCAGCCTTGATGATTTGTTGGCGCGTGGAGTAATCTCAAGATTTGAATATAATGAGGCTATTGAGGGTTATAATAAAGAAAAATTGATGGGAACTCTTGATTATAGACTTATTACAGATCCTGAGGGGCTTGGGCTTGATTTGGCTAAAAATACTTATGGCTTGGATGAGAAAACCCTTAAAACATATAATAAAAAGGTTACTGATGAGCTTAAAATAAATGCAGTGCGCAGCAAAGCCAGAGAAAATACTGAGATGGTGGCTAATTTCAACGAGGCTCTTGATTTGCTTAGTCAGCGCAAGGATGTGCCGCAAAATCTTATGAATAAGCTGCCGGATAAAGTGCAAGATGCAATGCAAGTGCGCAGGCAATATGCGGCAGTTGGCCAAGATGTGCCGACTAATCCGCAAACATATAACTATTTGCAAAAAATGTTTAATGAATACCCTGATAGGTTTAGAAATCTCAATATTTATGAATTTGCCGGTGAATTGTCCACAGAGGATTTGGTTGGTTTTGCCGGTCTGCAAGATCAGATAATTATTGATGATCATGGTAAGGCGCAAATAAATCCAGAAGTAAAAAAACAAAATGATTTGATGAATATGGCTTATAGCCGCATGGGCTGGAAAGATAAAAAGAAAAATGCGGAAGAAATTTATCAATTTAATCAACTTTTCTCTGAGGAGGCTGCGGCCATGATGAGAGATAAGGGGCGCATGCTTACAACTCGCGAGCAAGAGCAAATTGTTAGGGATTTGACAAAGGAAATAGCTTTGCGCCGTTTTGGCTTTGATGGTAGTAAGGCGGCTGCTGCAATTACTGATGAAGATAAGCCTTATGTTGAGTTTGATAAAATTGGTGCGGATTTGAAGAAAAGGATTGATAACAAGCTGGCTAAGCAGGCTATTGATTTGAGTGTTTTTGATGAAAACACTAAAGAAATCTTTTATGAGGACTTGGCCGGCGCGTTGTCTTTGTCCGGTGATTTGCGTAAACAGGCAACCGCAAGGGTTATTGATAGAATTTTGAAAAAAAGTGCTGAAATGCTTTAATTTGGGAGCTTACTAATGGATAACGATTTTAACAGAAATGAAACTTGGAATATATTGCCATCTGGCCAAACTGCAGAAGAAAGCCGCCAGCAATTTAAGCAAGAGGCAGAGGATGATGTTATTGATAGTGTTTTTGGCGATATATTTGATGCTAAAGAGCAACAATTAAGTCAAGGACTTATTGCCAGATCTGAGGCTAATCCAAGTAAATATATATCTGCACGCAAAACAGCTGAGGCCTTAGGTGTGGATGATGTGGATCTTGTTTATGATAATTTGGATGAGTTTCAGCAGCAATGGAAAGAACAGGAAAAGGCTAAATATATCAAGCGCTGCGACAATTTGAAAGAAATGTGCATTGAGGATGATAGCTTTTTGAGCCGAATTGATGATGTTTCGGCCGGTCAGTTGGCTAGAATAAATGATAATATTGCTATTTTTGGCCAAGCAGAGGCAAAAAAAGGCTTTGGCGGATTTATTAAAAAGGCTAAATATGCCTATAACCGCACAGATCGTGAGCAAGATAGAAATGAGTTGGCTTATGATGCAATGTTTGCATATGGCGAGGATAAGGCAGTATTAGAGCAAAGATTGGCCGAATACGAAGATTTGTATGGTGATATGCCAGAAATTGATACTTCCGGTTATGGAATATCTGATTTTGCTTATGCTGGCATTGGCCAATTACCTAATCAAATACAATCTGTCGGATCTGTTGCGGCTGGAACTTTAGGCGGTGCTGTTGTTGGTGCCGGTGTTGGTTCGGCCGTGCCTGTTTTGGGAACTGCTGCAGGTGGTGTTGCCGGTGCAAAAATTGGTGCTGCTGCCGGATGGGCGCGTGCAGGGTATTTGATTTATAAACAAGAGGCAGGATCTATGTCGCTTGAAATGCGCAAACTCAAAGATGCAAATGGTAATGGTTTTGATGATGATACAATTAAAACAATATCATGCCTTTATGGCGCGTTGAGCGCTGGTATTGAGTATATTCCGGCATCTAAAATGTTAAATACGATTCCGGGGTTTAAAAATATAACAACAAAAGGTTTGAAAAAAGCTATTAAAGAGGCCGTAAAAGATAAAACCAAGGTGGAAATATTAAAGGAAATCGGCCGCGATTATATCAAAGCAGTAGCAGCGGAAACTGCTGAGGAAACTGTCCAACAAGCAACTCAGAGCTCTTTGTTGCGTTATGCTAAGGCAACGGCCAATGAACAAGGTATGGATTTTGAGCAAAATGCTATTCTTGATGATGTTATTGAGGCCGCTAATGCTGGTGTGCAAGGATTTAAGGGAACAGCTTTATTGCCTCTTGGCGCGAGCGGTGCAAGAGTTTATACGGATTTGCGAGCTTATAATAAGGCTAATGAAATCCGCCAGCTAAAACAGGGAAAAGAGGCAAAGGCTAAATATGATGCCGCAGTGCTTGATGATACACAGAAAAAGGTGCAAGAATATGCTCAATCACCTGCCGGTGAAGTGGCTACAATCAAAGCATTGTTTCAAAAAGCCAAAAGATCCAGTATTTACCGCGATATATTTATGACGGCAGAGGATGCAAAAGCTGTTTTGTTGTCTGAGGCAGTGCAGAAAAACAAAGAAACCTTGGATAAGGCCGGTTTTATTGCTGAGATTGAGCGCCAAATTGCTCAATCGGCAGAACTTGGCACACCGGTTAGAATTGGTATGGATGTTTATGCATCAACTGTTATGCCAAGCCCTGAACTGTATGCGGCATTTAAGGATGTGGTAACAACTTATGCGGATGGCATAACCATAAATGAGATTAAAGCAAAAGAGCAAGCGCGTGCAAATTTCTTGGCCGAGGGACAAAAACGCAAAGAGCGCCGCAAAAGTGATTATGAATTAGCTTATAAAACAATCTTGGATAAAATGACGGTGGGCGGTGTTTCACAAGAGCAGCGCTCAAAAATGGCTGAATTTCATGCGCAGTTGGCTTTATACTTTACTGATAATGGCCAAATGACAATAGGCGAATATTTGCAAAGATTTAGCGCTGATTTTGATAGATCTTTTGATGGTGCTATTGATGGCGGTGCAAATGTAGCCAATGTTTTGGCCGCAGTGCGTGAAAGTGCGGCAAATAATGAGGTGGCCAATCTTATTAACAAATCAAAAGTTGTGGCTAAAAAGGATATTAACGCAATCCGCAAGGCTTTGATGAAACAAATTGAAAGCCCGAATATGTCTGATGTGCGCAAATATATTCAAGTTATGAACGCAATATCTGATATGCGCTTAAATATTGAGGGTATGAGTGATGACGATATTATAAGGCAGCTGGCCAATTACACAAAATCTGGTGAATTAAAACTTGATATTGAAAGAAATGATGCCGACCGAACAAGGAGCGGCATTTTTTCTGCCTCAGAAAAGGCTTTATCTGATATTCAAGCTGATGGCGCAAATAGTGATTATGTGCTTGTAGGTGGTGGCCGTGTGCCTGTTAGCTATGAAATTGTTGATCTTGATGATATGATAACATCACATGATGCAACCGGTGCTGTTAATGAGGCTTATCCGCAAGAGTTGCAGCCGCGCGATCGTTCTCGCTCGGCCAGCGATGCACAGATTGCTGAAATTGTAAACAGTTTTGCACCTGAAAGAGTGGCAAGGGCAGAAATTGCAACCGAGGGTGCGCCAATTATTACAAAAGATGGCTTTGTTGCCGTTGGTAATGGCCGCGCAATGGCTATTGGCCAAGTGTATAACCATCCGGAAAAGGTGCAGGCTTATCAAAAATATTTGACTGATAAAGGTTATGATATAAATGGAGTGGCCAAACCTGTTTTGGTTAGAAGATTGGCGCTTGATTTGGATGCTGGCCAGCTTAAAGCATTGGTTGATGATGCTAATACAGCAGGCACAATGCAATATTCGGATTCTGAAAATGCGCTGCGTGATGCTGCAAAAATGAGCGGCAACCTTTTAGATTTGCTTGATTTGGATGCAGATATTGACAGTGCGGCCAATAAAAGATTTTTGAACGGATTTTTTGCGGAAGTAGTGCCGACATCTGAACGCAATGCTTATTTGGATAAAGATGATAAAATTACTCGCAAAGGTGTTGAGCGCGTGGAAAATGCTATTGTAGCCAAATTATTGCCAGATGCGCGCTTTTTATCTGTGTTGGTGGAAAATCCTGATAATAACATAAGAAAAGTAACCAGAGCGCTGGCCAAAGCTGCGCCAATTATTATTGCACTTGAAAATGATATTGTCGCAGGCAGAATATCTGCAGATTATTCTTTGGCGCAAGATGTGGCCAAGGCGGTGGAGCTTTTGAAAAGAGCAAAAGATAAAAATATGCCTGTGGCTGATTTTCTGCAAATGCAAGATATGTTTGCAGATCCTATTGATGCATCAACTCAAATAATGGTGCGTTTGTTTAGTAATAGCGCATCTGCCGCAGAATTTGCCAACAAGATGAAAAACTATGCTCACGGTGCAGAAGTGCAAGGCGATCAGATGCAGGGCTCAATGTTTGGCATGGAAACACTGAACAAAACACAACTATTGGAGCGCGAACTTGAAGAACAGAGATTATTCCAAGGCCAAGTTGCCGATAGTGGCGCTTTATCTATTGATACCAAGGAAGAAATGCAAGGGCTTTCTGATGAAGAATTTAAGGTTAAAATGCTTGAAACCCTTAAGGGATTGAAAGGCAAAAAGATATATAACACTTCTTTGGCTGGCGATATTGAGATAAGAACATCATCAATCAAAAAGTATAAGAGCTTTTTTGCTGACAAAAACAAAAGGCTTATTGTGCCTTATATTCCTGAGCTATTAGAAAAAGCAAGGTTCGATAAGGAAGATAGCTATACACCGGAAACAGAGAGTAATATTATAGCTTACTGGAAAGCTGATTTACCTATAAGTATTGATAGCAATAGTTTTAATGTTCACTTGACGGTTAAACAAGATAATAATGGAAATTTGTTTTGGGATGCTCAAGTGCAAGAAAAAGCCCCTCGCACCGATCCGGCTACAAATCCGGGGGATAAGGGGCTTACTTCTGAAATATCAGAAGATGCAATAAGTATAACACCATCAGAAGAGAATGTCAATAGAACTTTTTATCAGGGTGGTGAGGTTCAGCAATATAATCCTAGAAAACATATACCTAATGTTCGTGGAGGGTGGACCAAGAATAAAATTCTCAAATACTTAAAAGCTAATGGAAGCTTGCGTGGTGTCGGTAAAGCAACAAGAATGATTGCTGAGTTTGATAGTGTTGAAGAATTTAAGGAACACATGTTCTACCATGGAGCTAAATACGGAACATCTGGCGGAATGAAGCCAAGTATAACTATGAGCGATAGAGAAGTAGAAAATGTTGGCGGTGGTGGTTATGGCGATAAGTATTGGGCTATTAGCTTAAGCAAATCTAAGAAAGTTGCTGGTAACTTTGCAACAGCATCTGGAAATGGAAGAATATATCCTGTTTTATTGGTAAAGAATGCTAAAGTTATTGAAATGCCAGAGCTAGATGATAGTGCGGATTTAGAAGATCATATTGAGCAACTATATACAGACGGTGTTGATGCTGTTTGGATTGGAGATAAAGATAGCGGTGAACAAGAATTAGCTGTTATAAATCCCAGAGCTATTGTCAATATTGGCACTTCTGAATTTTATAGGGCATATAAACTTGGCCAACCTGAAAATCCAATAAATATTCGTTCTGATGAAGAAATACAGGAAATATATGACTATGCAAAAGGCTTTGCAAGAGAATATCCAAAGTCAGCACCCGATGAGGAGATTGGCAGAGCAAGGAATATTGTGTATTGGCAATCTGCGTTTCATGGCGCACCTCATCCTGAATTAGAAGGTGGCAGTTTTAAATTGGAGAAAATTGGAACTGGTGAAAACGCACAAGCACATGGATACGGACTATATTATACTGCATCCTACGATGTTGCGGATAAAAGATACAGGGAAAGACTAACTAAGCCATACACATGGTTTATTTCTTTTGGTGAAGTTGAGTTCGATAAGAAAACAGGAAAATATAAGAATGCTTTCAATGAAACAACTTTAGAATTTGAGGTCTATAAAGACTTTAAACTTGATGCTGGAGAAGATATAGATGTTTTATTAAAATCGTATGAGCAAACCAGATTCTTAGATAATAGAACAGATGAAAAGATTGCTATAGTAAATAAATATAAGGATTACTTTGTAAACAACGATGTTCATAACTTTTCAGATGAAAGTATGGCAACAGGGCAAGTTTACGAAGTGGATTTACCTGAAAATCCTTACTTGCTTGATGAGCAAAAGAAGTTTAGTGAGCAATCAGATTATGTTCAAGAGAAACTGCTAGAAGTATTTAGGAGCTTATCTCCAGAGCAGGCAAAAAAAATAACTGGAGATGAAAAAACTCCTGTCGAGAATATGTTGAGGTGGCAGATTGGAAGGGATATCTACAAAAATCTTGCAACTGGAATGGGATCGCAAAAGGCAACATCTCAACTTCTTGAAAAACATGGAATAAAAGGCATTACCTATGACGGCAGACAAGATGGCAGATGTTTTGTTATCTTTAATCCTAAAGATGTTAAGGTAATACAAAAGTTTTATCAAAATCAAAAAGTTGGTATGGAGGCGCTGGGAGCTTATACACCGCTCAATCGTAAAATTACCTTATTCCGCAATCATAATTTATCAACACTTATTCATGAAAGCGGCCACTATTGGCTTGATATGATGGATGTGTTTTCAAAAATGCCTAATGCAACAGAGCGCCTAAAATCTGATTATAAAATCATCAAGGATTGGCTCGGTGTTGGTGAGGATGGAATTATTACTGATGAGCAGCATGAGCAATTTGCGCGTGGTGTTGAGCGCTATTTCTTAGAGCATCATGCACCAAGCTCAAAATTGGCCAATATATTTGATACATTTAGGCGCTGGTTATCAACGGTGTATTCGGATGTGCGTGAGCTAGATGTTGAGCTTAATGATGATGTGGTTAGAGTTTTTGATCATATGCTTGCATCTGAGGCAGAGATTGAAGAATATCGCCAAGCCAATCAAATTAAAGCAATGTTTGAGCATGCTGATGATTTTGGTATGAGTGATGCAGATTTTGAAAAATATAAAGAATTGGCCGAAAACTCTTTGACTTTGGCACAAAATAAGCATTTCAACGATAAAATCATACTTATCCATAGAGAGCAAACAGAGGAATATGAGAAAGAAAAGGCTAAAATCACAAAACAAACTTTGTTTGAGTGGTGTGAAGATAAGCAAAATAAAGCTGTTTATGCTCTTTTCCGTGGCGGTAAAGACACAATCGGAGTGCCTGAAATAGCCATCAACACCAAGGATATGCAAGAAATCTTTGGTGATAGATTGAGTGAGCTGCCAAAAAGAAATAACGAGCCTATTTATGAGGACAATGGCATTAGATTTGTTGATGCTGCTGAATTTTTAGGCTTGAGCGCTGATCAGTTAAAAGCAGCTATTCTTACTGCAAGGCAGAGAATACGCAACTATAAGCGCGAACTGGATCGCCGCGTGCATGAAAATCTTGGCAGCCCAATCAGTTATGATGAGGTAGAAAAGCAAGTTGTGGCCAGTTTGTATAACGACAAGCGCGCTAATCTGTTGCGTATGGAGTTATCTGCTCTGAGTGATGGTAAACGCAAGCAAACAGTAACCGAGCAGGCATTTATAGCCTATGCAAGAGCAAAGTTGGAAAATATGCTTGTGAAAAATCTTGATCCAATGGCTTATGCAAAACAAGCACAATATGAGGGTGATAAGGCCTTAATAGCCATGGAGCGCGGCGATCGTAAAACCGCAGAAATGCACAAAGTGCAGCAATTGCGCAATTTCTATTTGTATAAAGAGGCTGAAATCAAGAAAAACGAGATTGAACGCACTCTGAAAAGATTAAAAGAAATCGGCCGCAAAGAGGTAAACCCAAGTGTTGATCAGGTTTATCAGGATGCTGCAAGAGCTTTGTTGTCAAAAGTTAATCTGTCAAGAGTGCTTAACTCTAAACAAAAAGAGCGCCTTGGTGAATTGGCTGCTTGGGTTATGAAACAGCGCGAAAACGGCTATGAAATAATGATACCGGATAAAATGCTGTATGAGCTTAACCAAACATCATATACAGAATTGACTATTGAGGATTTTCTCACACTTGGCGATGCAGTTAAGAGCCTTATTCATAACGGCCGCGATATTAAAGAGTTTGAGCTTCCGGTGAATTAGTTGATCGTGAAAAGTTATTGGCGGAGTTAAGCCAACAACTCTCAAAGTTTGGCCAGCTTAAAAAATCTCGCTCAAGCAAAAAAAGCCGTTCTGAATTGGCACAGAAGTGGATGCGCAGCATGGATGCGTTTTTAACAGGTCTTGGCCATTTATGTAATCGCCTTGATAATGGTAACACCAAGGGATTATTCCATAAGTTATTTTTGCGGCCGTTAGCTGATGCGCAAGCGGTTGAAAGAGATTTGCAAGAAAAATATGCAAATAAGATTGTGGAATTAACCAAGAGTTTATCAAAAGAAACTTTGACCAATATGCGCAAATATATACCGGAGGCCAAACAATGGCTGGGCGCTGATTATACTTTGGAGGATCTAATAAGCATTGGTCTTAACATGGGTAATGAACACAATCTGCAGCGCCTCAAAGATGGTAATGGGTTTGGCAAGGAAAAACTTGATTGGGTGAAATCTTACCTAAATAAAGAGCATTGGGACTATATTCAGGCTATCTGGGACACATTAGAGGGTATGTATCCGATGTTGGAAGAACACCATAAGAAAATGAGTGGCTTGGATATGGATAAAGTTTTTCCGATTCCTGTTAAAACAAAATATGGTGATTATCGCGGTGGTTATTTCCCAATAGTATATGATCGTGAGTTTTCGCCGGAAATGGAAAGCAAGAGTGCTTTGTTTGATGCTGATTATGGCCGCGCAACAACCTCAAAGGGATATACAAAGAAAAGAAATCAGCATGTAAATGCGCCTATAAAACTGGGTTTGAGCAATGTATCTGCACATATGAATACAGTAATTCATGATGTTGCATATAGAGGTATTTTACGCAAATTGTGGAATTTGAACAACAATACAGAATTTGTGGAAATGTTTGATGCTACGATTGGTAAAGAATACCGCCAAAACATAAATATGCTGCTCAAAACTCTTGGTAATGAACCAAACCGCGAAACTCGTGGCCTTGCCGCTTGGGAATCTGCTTTGAGATGGACAAGAGCAAGGGCAACAATGATTGGTTTAGGGTTTAGATTGACAACTGTTTTAGCTCAACCTTTGGGCTTTTTCTCGTCAATAGCGGTTATGGATGAGCATAAGCACAAGCAAAAAGGCACTCACAACGGCGCTTTTTGGCTTGCTAAAGCGCATAAAGAGCTTATGAGTGCGGATATCAGGGAATGGGCTTTTGCTAATTCTGGTGAGCTTAGAGCGCGTTTAGGTAATAACGATGCTACAATATCTAAACGCATTAAGGAATTGGCAGTTAATGCCGGTAATCCGACATTTAAGGAAACGGCAGAGGTTTGGGCTTATAAAATGCTTGGCTATGTTGATTATTATGTGGCTACTGCTACATGGTTGGCCGCATACAGACAGGCGCAAGTTGATTTTGGATATGAGCATGCGGATGCAGCTTTTTATGCTGACAGAGTAATGCTTAACTCTCAAGGAACTGGTAACACAAAAGATGCGGCTAATATCATGCAATCAAATGAGGGTTGGCGCGCTTTATCAATGTTTTACTCTTATTTTTCATCTTTATATCAGATGTTAGTGCAGCTTGGCCGTGATACTGGTAGCGCTAAAAATATGGCTGATTATATGAATATTAGCGCGAGAATGCTAGCGCTGGTTGTTATTCCGTCATGCATTGATCAGTTAATGCGCGGTGAATATCCGGATGAAGAAGATGAGGAAACTTGGCTCGGTTGGTTATTTACCAATAGTTTTGAATATATGATAAGCAGCTTGCCGGTTGTGCGTGATGCTTACAGCACTTTCAAAAATGGTTTTGGCAGCTCAACAAACTGGTCAAGGCAGGCCGGATATTTCCGCACTTTTATTGATGGTGTTGGCGGTATGTTTGATGGTGAGCCTAATTGGCAAAAAACAACAAAGGCTGCATTAAATTCTTTTGCGGTGATTAGCGGTTATCCGACAGGTGGCCAAATTGCCGACACAACAAGCTATTTTGCCGGTGTTGCCGCTGGTGAAATTGAGCCTAAGAGTTTGGCCGACATACTCTATGGCATTTATAAAGGCAAAGAACGAAAATAAAAAAAATCATATGATTAACCGCCCTGAGGCTCAAACCTCAGGGCTTTTTGTTTGAAAGGAAAAAGATAAATGACAATACCTGCGAGTATGCCAAACCGAGTGGTTTATTACGGCGATGGTGTAACAGTCAACTTTCCTATTCCGTTTAAATATACTGCTAATTCTGACGGCACAAAGCAGCTTAAAGTTTATTCTGCTGATGCCGCTACCGGTGAAAGCGAGGTTGTTTTAACGGAAAATGTGGATTTTACAGCCACAGATGCCGGCGCGGTTAATGGAACTTTGACAACATTAACACCATTGGCAGCAGATAAGAAACTTACAATTATCTTAAATGCGCCGGTTGAGCAACCAACGGACTGGGAAGAATTTGGCCGTTTGCCTAGTGAAAGTATAGAAAATGCTTTTGACAGGGTAACTATTGTGCAAAAGCAACAGCAAGAAATCCTTGATCGATGCGTTAAGGTTTTGCCTAGTGGAAATCAAACACCTCAAGAGCTGTTAAATGAGGTTTATGATAAACTTGATAGTGCAACGGAAATTGCTGCCACAGCCACAAAGGCTGCAGATAATGCTACAAAAGCGGCAAATAATGCTACGAAAGCGGTGGAAAATGCCGAGGAAACCTTAACCGATGTGCGCAACTATGTTGATGCCGGTAAAACAGATATTGATAATACCGTGGCGGTAGCAAAGGCCGATATTGCAAATACAATAACTCAAGCAACAAATTCTATAGAAGAAACAATAATTGAGGCGGTTGCGGATGTAAAGGCTCAGGCTGTAGCCGCCGCAGAAGAAAGCATTGCTAATGCTGCTACTACTGTAACAAATACAGCCAAAAGCAACCTAGATAATTATGTAGATAATACTGTAGAGCCAAGTTTGCAGAGTTTTGTTGATAAGGCTAACACGGCCGCAACAAATGCCTCAAGTAGCGCATCTGCAGCGGCTCAATCTGCAAGCGCAGCCAATTCAAGCGCAACAAATGCAGCAAAATCAGCAACAAATGCCTCAAGTAGCGCATCTGCAGCGGCTCAATCTGCAACTAAAACGACTGCAGCGCTGGCGGAGGCTACAGAGTTGCTTGGATATGTTGAAATTTTTGGAGGTTATCCAAATGATGGTGCCAGCGATGAAATCATCGGTGGAGTTATTTAACTAATTTTTGAAAAGGATATATAAAATGAGTGATGTTACAACAAAGCGCTTGCGCTGGAGGCAGGGATCTAAAGCTGCAGCCAACTCCACAAATGAAGTATTGCGTATTGGCGAGGCTTTTTATGAAACAGATACGAAAGATTTTAAAATAGGAGATGGATCAACTAAGTATCGTAAATTATTGGGTATAAAATCAGAAGCAAAAATAGTAGAGCAGCTTGCAAAAGGTGTGTATAGAGGCACTAATTTGGAGGAAAAATTTGCAGATGAAATTGCTGGGTATTCAAGTGTTGCTGATTGGTTGCATGCAAGATGTGCCGCCAATGATTTTACAGGGATTTACCCTTTTGATTATTTTTATGATACAACAGTGGCGCAAACGGTTGATGGCACTGCGGTTGCTGCAGGTCAAAAAAGGAAATGCGTAATTGCAGGTATTGATATGTATTATAACAACGGCGATACAGCAATGCCGCACCATATAACAGTATTTGCTGGATTTTCCACCGCCAATGTTCTATACAACCCAACAAATAACAATAATGGATCAAGTTATAATGCTAATCCATTTCTAGCCTCAAAATTGAACGCGGTGCTTAATGGCGTTAATAATTCAACAAGCAATAAGGTTGGCGCGGTTGGATTTGATGGCACTGGAGGATGTTATAAAAACACCTTTTCATCAGCATTGCGCAGCCGCATGGTGGAGCAGCGCTGCTTTTTGCCGGAAAGATATAATTCTGCATCTGTATTGACGGATTCAACAGGATGGAGTTGGCAAGGTCGTGGTTTGTTGTTTGCACCGTCTGAAATAGAGGCTTACGGCTGTTTAATACACGCAAACAAACCAACACAAACCCAACAAAATCCTGATGGTTTTGGCCCGTATGCGCATTGGGATATTTTTAAGAGCGCTGCAGGTAGATTATTGTTCGGGCGCACTGGCTTTTGGCTCGCGTCCGTGGCTGGCGGTGGCTCCACGGGCGCGTGTAATGTCTCCGGCGGCGGTTTTGCGGACTGCGCCCACACGACTAACACGTATGTCCGCGCGCCGCTCTGCTTTCATATCACATAGCG